ATAAACTTGCAGCGGTATCTCCGGGTTTTAAATCTTCACCGTCTCCCGGAAAACCGTATGGACTTTTAGGCATCTCTTCTTCTGCTGAATCTTCTTCTGTCTTATCGTTAGGATCAAAATGAACAGACTCGGTAACTCCTTCAGGTAAAGTTGTAGGCTCAATACTTAAAGGAAACTTTTGCCTTGCAAATAGTACGTCTGTAATCTGTCCATAAGCTGCAAGTACTTTTGTTTTTGTTACCTTAATAAAGACACGAGATCGTTCTGCCTCTGTAAACTGTACATCAGGACTGTAAATACCACGATAGTTACGATAAGACTGTAACCACCTCTCTTCATCAAACCTTCTCCAATCTTTTGATCTTTTAAAATTGTCCTCAATAAAATCAACTATTCCAGACAATTCATCGTCTTCAGTTTTTTCATCTAAAACTAAAGTATCTTCTTCTTCAAAGTTTTTATCTACCATATTTTAATATCCAAAGGTTGCATCAGATGGTGTGTATCTATCTGACATTTTTTCAATTGTAAAATCGAATATACCTCTTCTTGGTCTACTCATTACACCGTATCTTAAAGCGTCATATAAATGATCTTCAGATTTTGTATCTACATCTTCACTATTCTTTTTATCAAGAGGAATTGAAGGAAGTTGAGAAATAAGATTTCTACAAGTATAAAATACCGTCATGCCGGGAATTTGACCATCATCATCATATGATTCCTGCATTTGCAATCTACGGTGTATTTCATTCTTTCCTGATATTCTACTTCCTGCACTTCTATCACTTGGTCGCCAACGACAACCAGTTAAAATCATTTGTTCTGCCAAACTTGGTCCTGTATCACCTCGTTTATGCCAACAAGAACTATCTAATACTCCATAAAGAATTGTGCCGTCATCTTCTTCTAGTGCCAAAACTTTATTAGCTAAATCTTTTGCCAATACTTTTGATACATACAATTCTCTATATACAACTAGTTGACCATCTGGAGCAACTGCAAACCATAAAACAGCACTGTAAGAACCGTAGCCATAATCACAGGCTCTAAACTTAGGCCAATTCTTTGGTATGTCAAATGGCTCAACTACATGTACCGTTCTATCAAATTCAGGAAATGCCGCACCTTCTGCTACATCCCAGTTACCGTCCAGCAATCTTTTCCTTTGATTTTCTGGTAACGATAACAACATTGTTTCATAATCACCACTAGTTGATAAATAAGGATTATCAAATAGCTTTGCAGGAATAAACTTTCTACTAAATAAGGGCTGTCCTTCTTTGCTATGGTTTTTAGGATATACTAATGTTTTTCCATTTTCATCTGTAGCCCAAAAGGACTCACCGGGAGTTGCTGGGTCTATAAAGTATTTTTTTACCCACACATGTCCTGAACCACCGGGGTTCGTAGTAGCTCTCATGTACACTGGAAGATCGGGCGCAGTAGACCTCAATCTTGATCTTAGATAATCCCACGCAAATGGTGTGGGCCATTGCGTAAGCTCATCAAAACCTATCCAGCAAAAAGATAACCCTTGGTAACGGAGTACGTCATCATCTCTATCTAGATATGACAGCCACAATCTTCCGCCTGAAGGGGAGGTCCACTGCATTTTTCTTTCTGACCACTTTGCGCCAGAAATAATCTTTGGGTAAAGCTCTTGTGATTTCCAAACCAATTCTCTCAATTCCTCTGTGGTCCTACGTAAAAGTAGTCCAGAAAATTGAGGATGACTTAAATATCTAAGAGGATCAGCCAACATTGCGTAGCTCTTTCCTCCTCCTGCAGCACCGCCGTATAGTACTTCACGATCCGATGACGCTAAAAAGTTTGTTTGTGGCCCTTCATTAGGTTCAAATAATACATTATATTTTTCTTTTAGAGATAAACCTTCATCACTTTCTTTTATCTCTGGCTTAGGCGGTGGATTGACCTTCTCCTTTTCTTGCTTTTTCTTTCGCGCCTGTACGCTTCTCCTCAAGCTCTTCAAATTTTTTGATGGCGACTTCATATTTTTTAGCCCATGCTCTATATGTAGCTGCCTTGCTTTTCCTTTGCTTTTCTTTTTGGACACGTTTTCTGAGTCCGATATGGGAGATTTGTCGTCCTGTTCTGTCACTTAACCACCTTGCTACATCTCTATAAGAATACTCTGTTAAATAATCTTTTGCTAATTCCAGAGCTTCTAATTCTTCTACAATAGGTATAAGTACATCTTGATCTTCTTCATATACCTCATAACCAAACGGAATAGTTCTACTTATTCTTGGTATCTCTAGCCATACACTGTCTTCTTGTAACCCGACAGGATCAGGCATTTTAAAATATCCGGCGTCGTACATCATTGTTTTTTTCTATTTTTTCTAGCTGAGACTACTCTTAAATTACCCTTTTTATTATTTTTAGGATTACCGTCCTTATGGTCTACGTGTTTACCGTCACCCTTACGAACCCTTCCCTTACGCTGTGCTTTTCTTCTATTCTTATTTCTCAACGCACGTTCTTTTTTCATGCGTTTACTTTTGTGGTATTTTTTGTAGTCTCCTTTTTTATACGCCACTACAGTTGCCTTTACTGTAGGCCGTGTTCTTTTGGTGGAAGCAGCATGATGCCTTGTGGAGCAGATACTTCTACCTTATCCGTTTTTTGAATACCAATACGATCCAGCATCTCTTTTGCTGCATTTAGTCTATGTTGGTTGCCCAATTCAGCAGGATGATCTAGTACATTGATTAAAGCATTAGCTGCCTTTGGCGCATTAACTGCAAGATACTCTTTTGTAAGTTCAAGAATCTCATCTTTCAATGAACGTACAATCTCTGAAGTACTTGAAGCTTCACTATAGCCAGACAATACTTTAGCTTTAGTTGAATCTCCTCCAGCTTCATCGAACAAGACTTGTAGAAACGTATTTTGTTTTGTGGTTAATTCTCTCATTTTCTAAAGCTTCTATCTCCAAACCACCATGCTACAGCAGTTGTAGTTAAAAACATGATCTGGTTTGATAAATCAAATACAAGCGCAGCATCATCGTTTGCTTGCCAAAAAATATATACGACAAAGCCCAATAGTACAAACGTAAGTACTGGGCGTACAAAGCGAAGAATAGAGGCTATAGTAACAGATGCAGGTCCATATGAAGCATCATGTGCATAGGAAGCTGTCTTCATAGATGCATTTGTTTCCATACGTGCAATAGCTTCTTCACTCTCAAGTTCTTCTTTACGTGAAGTAATCTGCAATTCCTGTAGCTTATATTCCTGATCAAACTCCAAAGACATTTGTTTTATCTTTTGTTTATTATCAAAATATCTACCTACAGTACCTATTAAACTGCCCACAATGCCTGTAGCACCGCCAGTTAATACTGAAGCTATCATATCAAACATATAATTCTCCTTACCATGTTGCTGAATGTTTACGATTATCTATATGCACAAAACTTTTATATTTTACACCTAACCCTTTAAACCCAGCAAATTTAGCTGCCATAATTAATTCTTCTTTATCTAAGCCTTTTAATGATACATCAAATGCAGTAGAAGGATTTTGTTTTGTGGACCTATGCTGGCTCTTTGGTGAACCTCCTACTCGGACATTATGCAAAGGACAACGTGCTGCACTATTTATAATCATTGGTTTTTGTAAAATATCTCTCAGTTTTTGTAATTTATTTATAGCTTCATCTTGTATATATCTTGTCTTACAACCGCATTTACATTCTAGTTCAGACCATTTAAAAGATACACTTGCTTGCATTACCTTAACCAAAGATAGCCATTTTAATTCCCATAGCCAGTTGAGCAAGAATAAGAAGTCCAACAGCCCATAAAATCTTATTTACACCATCTACTGATTTCTGAATGTGATAAAGATCATTTGTCTTTATGACATCTATCTTTTCAGCCAGTAGCTTCAATTCACCACGAATCTGAACAATATCAATTTCATTCTTTCGTTCGACATCATTCATTATTTATGTACCTTGCTATTTGGCATCGTTGAGTGGCTTTGTAATTGATTCTTTTAGTTTCTTTACTTCTAACATATCGATTGGCTCCACTCCTGTATTTTCTCTATTTCCAAATAGCATCGTTACATTAATTCGTTTATTCTCAAACCCCGGATGAAAGTTTATATCGGCAGTTTTATGAAATAAATTAGAATCAAATAACACACACCTGTTATACTTATAGGGTATATAAAGGGCTTTTGAACCCTTGTCTTTTAAATACTTAGTAACTTCAGTTTTATCGTCACCGTTATATTTGGTAAAGTCCCAGTCAGACGGTGCACCTGTATCCCAAACCCACATACCTCCTGATTTACCAATGTCCTTCTCTTCGTTATAATCGGCATTACATTTTGTAGGGGTAATCCAGAAGTTTGTATTGATAGCTGCAAAGTCTGCATGAATATCAATACCGGGACATTTAGATTCATACTTAAAGGCCCACATCTGGCTCAAATGCCTTTTATTGGGCGTATTAAATATACCGGGAAGATGCTCCATTAGTTCTGTAGCTAGTGTATTTAGAACATTAGGTTGAAAACCATTCTCTCTAAATGCTCCTAAATAACCTCTGCCATATAT